CAACAACAGATACAACAACAGATACAACAACAGATACAACTGACACTCCTTCAGACACAACGCCAACTGATTCTACAGATCAACTTTGTTCAGAAGGCCGTCCAGAAGAATATGGGTTTGGTCAAATTTATTACGATAAATATTGCGATGATCCGAACACAACTGGTGACGGCAATGATGGGTCGGGTGAGTCTGGTGAAAACGGCGACGGTAAAGGTGATGATGGTACAGGAGAAGGCGAGGGCGGTGATGGTAAAGGCAACGGCGATGGTAGTGGAAAAGAAGGGATGCTTTCTCGTTCCCCTTATAAAGGAAGCATAAAAACACTTAGTTATGATGCTCCACCAGTGCCTCCTCTTTTGGAAATTTTTCAAGGCGATTGGACGCAAGGTTTACTAAATCTTGAAAACCGTCTTAGCACTCCCTCACGGAAAAACAGTTTATTTGACGAGATTGTTTAATTATGACACCTGAAGAACAAAAAGCATATAGTCCTCTATATATTAATGAAAAATATGGTGGCGACCCCGCAAATATTCCGGGCGTTACTCAACTCCCTAATGGGCTTTACTCAGGACAACCCGGAGTTACTTATGACGTAAACCCCAACACGGGTCAGCGGGGAACATTCCGTTTTCTTGGGACAATGGGTTTTGTAGACGAGTCTCCTCAGTACGAAGGAACAACCCGTAATCGTCACGGTATTTATCAGGGTGAACCGGGAGCTAAGTATACTTTTAATCCTAACACTGGAGAAGAAGGTGACTGGATTTGGTTAGGGACGATGGGATGGGTTAATACTAAAGGTGATCCTCAAGAGCCTCTACCTGAAGGTACTATTAGTTTTGATAACTATTACGGTGGCCCTACTGGAGAATTTGATGACGTAGTCACCACTAATAACGCACCTATTACTACCCAAGAAAGTTTAGGAAGCATTGATCAAAATTTAAGTTCTTCTGGAATGATGGGCGGTAATAACATGGTGACAAATAATTTTTCTCCTTCTACCCCTATGAATATTAATTATGCAGCGCCTCAAGTTTCACAAATTACTCAATCTCCTAAGATAGATTACGTTAAAGTACTTAATAACCTTCTTATAACAGATGTTATTGGTGGGATGATGACAGGTAACAAAGTATGACTTATTTAACTTTAGTGAACAATGTACTTAGACGCCTACGTGAAGATGAGGTAGATAACGTAACAGCTAACACCTATAGCAAAATGGTAGGTGATTTTGTTAATGATTCTAAAAAACTTGTAGAGTCTGCGTGGGATTGGTCAGCGTTAAGAACTACACTTACAATTACAACGGCTGCTGATGATTACACTTATTCATTAACAGGCTCACAAAATAAAGTTAAAGTACTAAACGCAATTAACGATACGTCTAATCTTACAATGCAGTATCAAACTCAAGTGTGGTTTGACGAGCAATACTTAATTAATACTCCTGTTTCTGGTACTCCTGAGTACTACACATTTAACGGTGTAGACTCAAACGGTGACACACAGATTGATGTGTACCCAAAACCAGATGCTGTTTATAGTTTAAAGTTTAAGTGTGCGCTACGTAATGACCTTTTAAGTGCTGACACAGACACCTTAGCTATACCCAGTGAACCAGTAATCCACATGGCAATAGCTCTACTGGCGCGTGAACGGGGCGAAACAGGCGGTACAACAGCGGCTGAATATTTTGTTATTGCTGATAAGTATTTATCTGATGCAGTTGCTCTGGACGCTCAGAAACACCCAGAAGAAACTATTTGGTACACTCCGTAAGGACTACGTATGGCACAGCCCCTGACAAGTATTAATTTAGTCGCTCCTGCATTTAAAGGTGTCAATACGGAAGACTCTCCGATTGCACAAGACCATTCATTTGCAGACATTGCGGATAACGCTGTTATTGACAAGCGTGGTCGTATTGCTGCGCGTAAAGGTATTTCTGTAATTACTACAAACAAGACTGCTCTTGGTTCTGACCATGTTCACAAGGTTCATTGTTTTTATGATGACGCAGGTAACGAAGTAGTATTTACTGCAGGCAACAACAAGATTATGACAGGGACTACTACCCTGACTGATGCTACGCCCGGATCATACACTATCTCAGCTAACAACTGGAAAATTGTAAACTTTAATGACAAGGCTTACTTCTTTCAGCGCGGCTACGATCCTCTGGTGTATGACAACGCTACAGGATTACGTACATTTACTGTAGCAAATAGCGGAGCTACTAACGCAACTTTTAAATGTCACGAAGCTTTAGCAGCTTATGGTCGTTTGTTTATTGTAGACAACGCAACTGACACCCAGACTATATATTGGTCAGACCTTTTAGACGGTAGTGCTTTTACTGGCGGCTCTAGTGGTTCTATAGATGTAAATAAAGCATGGCCTGATGGATACGACGAAGTAAGAGCATTAGCTGCTCACAACGATTTACTTATTGTTTTTGGTAAGCACAGTATTATTGTTTATTCAGGAGCTTCTAGTCCTGCTAGTATGGTAATAGAAGACACTATTGCAGGCGTTGGGTGCATCTGTAGAAACTCTGTACAACACATTGGTACAGATGTATTGTTTATGTCTAATTCAGGTTTGAGAAGTCTTGGGCGTACTATTCAAGAAAAATCTCTTCCTATGTCTGATCTTAGTTTAAATATTAAGACAGAGTTAATTGCAGTAATTGAATCAAGAAGTGAACCTACGGCTTCTGTGTACAGCCCTGAAAACTCTTTTTATCTAATTGTTTTTCCCGGTCAATCAACTGTTTATTGTTTTGATCTTAAAGGCGCGTTAGAAAATGGAGCTTATAGAGTTACTCGTTGGCCCTCTGTAGGTCACAAATCATTTGAGCGTAAAATAGATGGTACGTTGTTTATTGGTACGTTTGACGGTCTTGGTCAATATTCAGGTTTTAAGGATAACACTTCTTCTTATCGGTTTAGGTACTACAGTCCGGGTTTAACATTTGGTGAGCCTGCAAAAATTAAAATGTTAAAGAAAGTTAGACCTACGATTGTTGGCGCAGCAGGCGCTACAGTGTTTATAAAATGGGCTTACGATTTTGGAACAGCTTTTAAAACTTACCAATTTTTGGTGGGCAACCAAACGCCTGCTTTCTTTGGAGTTGATGAGTTTAATATAGGTGAATATACAGGTGGAGAACTAACCACTAAAAACGCTGTGTCAGGCACAGGGAATGGTAGTGTGATTACTATTGGCATAGAGGCCGACATAGACGGCTTTGCATTGTCTCTCCAAGAAATTAACGTATTAGCATTAATGGGTAAAACAGTATGAGCAATTATACAAAGACAACAAACTTTACCGCTAAAGACAGTTTACCCTCTGGAGATAGCAGCAAAGTTATTCGTGGTAGTGAGTTTGACACTGAGTTCAACGCTATTGCTACAGCCAATGCAACTAAGGCTAACATAGCATCTCCTACTTTTACAGGAACTGTGACGATCCCTGCGTTAACCTTTACGGGAACTCTGTCAACAGGAACGATTGATGGGGGTACTTACTAATGGCAATTACGTCACAAGATTTAATTGATGCGGCCAAATCCGTTTATGGCTTTGCCAAAGACAATGCTATGGGTTTGGGCATGGGTGCTGCAGGTGGCTTGCTAACTAAAGCTGCTTATGATCGTTTACTTGACGTAGGTGATGCCGCAAAACTTGAAGCTGAAGGCATTGCAGAAACGCTTTTACCTATGACTCAGTTTAAACCTTTTACTGTTACTTCTGCTACTGGAGGTCAATTTAATACTGGCCCTCAGATGTCTCCTGTTACAGATCCTATAACGGGACAGCCTGTTATAGATCCTTTAACGGGACAACCTAAAATGCAGGTATCAGGTACTGAAGCTACTCTTGGTTTATCTCCTCAAGAACAAGCCTTGCAAGGTATGTTAATGGGACAGTCTAATCAATTTTTCGATCAATCTGCTATGCCAACAGCAATGAGAGAAGCTGATGTATATGATCGTATTCGTGCTACACAGCGTCCAGAAGAAGAACGTCAGCGTTTAATGTTAGAAGAACGGCTGATGAATCAAGGTAGGCTGGGTGTACGTACTAGTATGTTTGGTGGAACTCCTGAAGCGTTTGCAATGGAACAAGCACAAGCAGAAGCCCGTAACAGAGCATCTCTAATGTCTATTCAACAAGCCCAAGCTGAACAAGCACAGCAACAGCAGCTTGGTATGTCTGCGCTAGGTTCTGCATATTTACCGCAAGCTCAACTTCTTAATGTTCAATCGGGTACTCAACTGTTCCCACAAATGCAACAACAAGCACAAATGTACGGTACTGGTACATATGGTGAAACACTAATGTCTGCTATTGAAGCTCAATTAATTGCAGAGCAAAAAGCAGCGGATCTTTTAGGCGCGGCAGGCACTGGGTTGCTTGGCGGTTCTATTGATTCTTTTACATCATAAGGAGTTGACTAATGCCTAAATTTTCAGACGAGTTTCTTAGGTCAATAAACAATTCTATGTTGACTCAAAGCGTTCAGGGAGTAGCTTATAAAGCAGGTGCTGCTCCGGGTGTTATAAAAAGACGCGAAGAACAAGAGCGTAGAGACAAAGGCATTTTAGGTGGTACTCTAGCTGCTCAACAAATGGCTAATGAGGGTATGTTTACTCCAAAAGTAGCGCGGGATTTTGTTGGTAGTTTGCAAGGACTTGGTGTTCCTCCTAATCAAATTTTAGAGCAAACAGCACAACTCCAACAGCTTAATCAAAAACAAGCGGCTAAAAATTCAGTGGCTTCCGCGTTTCAACAATGGCTCACAGATAATAACATTGATCCAGAAATTTCAGAAGATGTTAAAAGAGGTATTAACGCAGGTACAATTACTACTGCACAAGGAGCTATAGACTTAGCTGTAACTAATAGTCAAAAGGCTTTTAAAAGAGATTATTTTGCAAATCTTGCTGATTATGATTCTGGTATTGGAACTCTTGTACAACGTGGTAATTATGAAGCGGCTGAACAAAGGTTTTTAGGACTACAAGCAAAATTAGAACAAGAACCAGCTAACGAGTATTTAGCTAAGTTTCAAGATGAAGGTAGTGAAATTACGGCAACAAACAGAGGTGAAGTTTGGAAGTCTGTAGTAGCTACTACAGAAGACTTAAACGAAGCTACTACTGTTATGGCCCGTTTAGAAAAAAATTCAGTTGATTTAAGAGCGGCTAAACATAAAGGCCCAACTAGACAAATAACTTACATTCCAAAAGCTGAAACAGAAGAACAAATGGCTGTTTACAGTTTTGGAGACACTGGCAAAGTTTCAACAAAACAAATTAATGCGCCTATTGATCCCGCAACTGGTAAAATTGATGCTAAGTGGATGCAAGATTTTATAAAGTATAGTGCCGAAAGAGTTATAGGAAGGGGCGAGCTTACGCCTTCAAAGAACGATGACGATGATAATGATGGTTACACTCCGCCTCCCGGAGAAGGCACACTAGGTCAGCTTGCTCCGGGATTGGTAGACAGTTTAGTTAACGCTGAAATGGAGGAATAATTTTAATGCCCTCAGTAGTTAAAAAGTACACAGACTACCTTGACGTCATTGATGAGACTATAGACAACTACTCTAATAAAGAGCAAACTAAACAGAAATTAGCTGAACAATACAAAAATACGCCTATTGAGGAAATACCTGAACAGGCGTTAGTTATTTTATTTAGTGATACACCTGTTGAATCTATACCAGAGCAAATACGTTCTCGCGTAGTTAACGCTGCTGTTTCTCTTGAAGCACAGCGCCTTGGCCCCAGAACAGAAGCTGAAAAGACTCAGTACAATGTCGAAGCTTCTGGGCGTGGTGGTGTGCCTGCTATTCCTATTACTCGTCCTTCTAGGGCTATGCAAATTGGAGCAGAAGAAGGAGCATTAGACTCAGTAAAAACAATTTCAGAAGGTTTATCAAGAGCGCCTATTATAGGTTCATTTATACCATCTCTAAAAAACACTTTTGCTGAAGAGTTTCGTAATCGTGTGGAAGTATCCCGAGAGGGTGCATTACCTGATTACTTTGGTGGTCTAGCCGCAGGTGGGTTTACAGATCCTGTTACTGCTGGAGCGGCAGTACCCGCTGTTAAAGCAGGTATGCTCGTGGCGCGTGGTATGCCTGTCGCTGGTAGTGTTCTTGGAGGCACTTTTACAGGAGGCATTACTGGAGGTTTAATCCCTACTTACGAAGAGTTTGGTGACAGCCGTACACGTAACATTGGGATAGGTGCTGCTTTTGGTACGGGTATTACTGCTGTTCCTGCAGGTGTTGTAAAAGGCGCTCAAGTAGCTTCTAGGTTGACTAAACCTGCTCCAGTTGTTCCTCCTAAACTTGCACCACAGCCTGTGCCACAGACTCTATCTGGTGGGCGTGTACAGCCTAAAGAAACTCCTGTAACAAAAGTTACTTTTGATATTGAGCCGCAGGTTACTCAATCTACTCCTTCTACTTTAAAAATTCAAAACATTGATACGCAGTTAGCAGACCTTAAAACCAAAGCTGCTACTGTAGGACGTAAGAAGCGTAAGCCAATTGAAGCTCAAATTAAAAAGTTAGAGCAAGCTAAGAAAAATGAACTTAATCGTGCTAACAAAAAGTCTAGGGAAGTAGACGAACAAGTAGTACAGCTTGAGAACCAGATCAATAGACTAGCTTCTCGTTCTGCTGAGTTGCAACCGGGACAGGCAGGCGCTAAAGCTCGTATAGAAAGAGCAGAAAGACGTATAGGAGAGCTAGAGACAGAAGTTGATACTCTTACTGGTCTTGACTTTTCTCCTAATGGTGGCTACCGCGTTCAGGTTAACGGTGAACTTTACAACAATCCACGGAAGTTAGCAGCTATAAAAAATAGAATAGAGTTTCACAACACCACAGGAGCAGACATTGAGTTTATTCTTCCTCCTCCTAAACCTACTGGTGATCCTGTTACTGATGCAGCAAACAAACTGAATTACATTCAGTTATCTAGTCACTCTAGTCCTCGTCTTGGTTTAGATGCTCCACCTGCTTTGTCTTCTGCTGGTGTTCGTCCTTCTGTTCAATATGCTGATGAAGCAGCTATGGGAGTTGACGAGGCACAAGCCCTTAAAGCAGGAACAATGGCTGAGTCTACTGCACGTAAAAGATCAGAAGATCCTAGAGGTGTTGACGTAGGCCGTGACGAGCCAATGACTGCAGAAGAAAAAGGTCGTAGAGCAGTTTTGGCTGAAGCTACAGAACAACGGCGTCAGTTAAATTTATCTGCTAAAGCAGTAGGGGGAGATGAAGAAGACGCTCTATGGGCTTATGAAAACCTACCAAGTATTGACAATTTTAGTTTTGAAAATCTAGAAGAATCCGCTCGTTTATTAAAGCAAGAAGGTTTTATTGCTAGAGAGTATGATACTCTTCTTGACTTATTAATGGAGCAGAAAGGAACGATTCTTAGTGCAGAAGTAATGGAGGCACTACGGCCTTTATTTCTTGAAGCTGAAAATAGAATAGATAAAATAGTTCGTCAAATTAGCAAACTAAAAAGAGAAGGTCTTACTGATAGTGAGGATATGGTTGATTTACTGCGAGATTTATATTTAAATACATATGTTGCTGAATTGCGTAGAACTAATGGAACTGCAGCTTCTCATGTATTAACGCAAGCTAAAAAAACCAAGCAGTTTACCGCTGAAAACACAAGACGTATAAATAAAGGTCAATTAATTACGAATTTATTTGGGGTAGATTGTGGCTAAAAAAGCTAGAAAAGTTATATCAAAAGAATGCGAAGAAGCGGTAGATAGAATGTTAGCTGCTATTGACTCTGTACCCGACGAGTTTGTTGAAATGCGTCCTGATATTATAAGGTCAATTTTAAACAACGGTGGTACTAGAGAATGGACTGTTTTGTCAACATTAGTTAGTATGTATTCTAATAGTATGTTAGGTTCTAGTGGTATGTTTGTCGCTAATGTTTTTAGTGCAGCGGGTCAAGCAGGTATGTATGTTCCCAATTCTATGATTAGAAACGGTGTGGTTAATACTATGGCGGCTCACTACGCCTTGCTTGGTAAAGACGCTCAACTTATGACAAACATGGCTAGATATTTTGCAGCGGCTTATAAATCTGGATTAGCTTCTGATGTTGCTGACATTAATCTTATTGCTAGACAAAGAGGTGTATCTAAAGAAGAAATTGTAAAGCAAGCTAAACAAATTTACGTACAGTCTTGGATTGCTAATGACTCTAATTTAAAAGACATTGATGTTGAAAAGTTTGTAGACTCTATTAATTTAACAGATGAAGAAGTATCAAGAATATTTACTGACATAGAGTATATGACTAATCAAAAAGTTCCTTATGGTTTTGGATGGACAACTATTCCACAAAGAGTTGCAGTGGCTGTTGACGAATCAGCCAAAGTATATTTTCGACTAATTAAACTGTCTGAAACAGCTAGAAAGCTTGCTATTAAAGATGCCTATTCTGTTGTTGCAGATTCTTCTAAGAAAAAATATGTTGATGAATTACACGCTAAATACTTTAAAGAAATTATGGATGTGCATAATGCTAGGTATCAAGGTGAATACGAACTTGCTGCAGAGCAAACAAAAGGTGCAAGGTTTAGGGCAGTACGTCAGGCTTCACTTGCTTTAGAAAAAAAGAGCAACGAAATGTTTAAGGATCTGTTTTCTGAAGAAGACATACCTTATGAAGACATACGTGAGTTTGCTTTAAACATGACTTTCCAACGGCGTTTGCCAGTAGACCCTAATGCACCTCTTCATAAAAGACTCCCAAATTTAGTTAACGCTATTAATAGAGAAAAGTCTAAATTAGGAAAAGGTTTTACACTCGGGGAAGAACTTACTGCTGCTACAATAGCCAGCCAAACGCCCTTTACTAAAACCCCTTACAACATTGCTGTTGATGGACTGTCATATACTCCTATAGCTATGATTCCTTGGATGCGTCCTAAACAGTTAAGGAAAAAAATGAGGGAAGGTAAAGTCTTTTATGAGATACAAGACTATGATGACTACTTAGTTCGTGTTGCTATGGGTACTTCTATTATGCTTCCTTTAGGTATATTATTTATGACCGCTAATAAAGATGGTATGCCTTTTATAACTGGAACAGCAAAAGACGCTGAAGAAAGAAAGCTGTGGCAACAAGCAGGTATTCCTGAAAAATCAGTTCTTATGGACGGTACTTACGTTTCTTACGATAGGTTCGAACCTATGGGTTCTTTTCTTGGTTCGTACGTTGATTTTTGGGAAGGGATTATGCGTTTTAAAGATTATGAACCAAACGATCCAGAGTACAACAGAGTGACTGTAGCCTTAGATGAAGCAGCTATATCGCTTCTAAACGCCACCGCAAACAAAACTGTTTTAGAAAGTGCAGTTAGTTTTTTAGATTACTTTAGATACAATAATCAAGGGCTTTCTGGAGGTTTACAACAATTAGGTACTGACGTTGCTAAAGGTTTTATACCTACTGGTGTATCAGACTTGGCCCGTATTATTGATGGACAAGAAAGACTAGCACGTACTCCTATGGAGCAGGTACAACAGCGTATTCCTTTTCTCAGGGAACAACTACCTTTAGATACTAGTCGTGTTAGTGGGGTGTCCACTAAAGAATCTAATTGGGCAGAGATTATACTTAAACTTAAAGCAACTCCTATTACTAATCAAACAGAAGTACAGCGTTATATTTACCGAACACAAGCTAATATTCCTGTTGTTGATTCTAAGTTTATGGGTATTAAACTAAACACAGCAGAAACTTCTTTGCTAAGAGAAATAACTTTACCTTACGTTGATCGTCAGCTAGGTGCGTTAGTAGCTTCACAAATGTTTCAAAACGAAGACGCTTTTGTGCAGAAAAGGTTACTAGAGCGCGAAGCGTCTAGAGCTTCTCACCCCGGTGCAAATGGAGGGTTGTTGGCTGAGTTTATCCAAGAGGGTAACAAAAGGTTTGGTGCTTCTTGGCTACAGTCGTTAGAGGACAGGAAGTGGAATCAAAAGGTAAGAGAAAAAGGTCTTAACTTAATGGCAGGATTCAAGGACGTAGAAGAGTTTTAACTGGAGTTAAATAAACCCTCCTACGCCCTTGAATATTTACAACTCGCAGTTATTACCTGTGCAGGCCAGTTGCTGTGACCCTTCAGTCATGTCGCTGGCCTCTTCTATATCCCACGATATCTCTGTAGGGAAACCCTTCTTTAGTTCTTTTAAGGTGACCTTATCCACAGGTTCATAAGGGGCTTGAGCATAACTGTGATCTGAGTAAGGCAGGAAACTAACGCCTGACACCTTATCAAACTTGTTGTACAGCCACTGTCCCACCTCAAGGAACTCATCATCACGGTAGTAGCAGGTCATAGACGGCTTGTGCTCACACCAGTAGTCCTGATATATCTCCCACAAGTCTAGCTGCTCCATAGCACCCATGTCTGAGGCTGTCACAGCGCCCTCTGGAGAGGCGATAGGGAAGGAGAATACCCTTGTACTAGGGGACATTAGGTCGTCCTCCACAGGGACACCAGCGTCCTCTAAGACAGAGCAAAGTGGGTCACGAGCGTCTGCCCTAACCCTCCGAATATATTGATCGCTATACCGAGGATGGATACCACTAGCACTATCGACCAACTGACTAACAGTCCCGCTAGGCTTAATCGCAGTAATTGCTGTAGAAGGGTTGATACCCAGCTTCTTAGCCCATTGTTCATTAGTAACAATAGCCTCATTACGCATCTCCGTTAACCACTTCTTGAGTTTTGCTTTGTCTTTACGCCCAGACAACATTGGGTGATCCATGATACCTGTCAGTGACACACCTAACAGAGCCTCTTCCTCTGTGTTTAGTCTCCAGATTCTTCGGAGGTATCTGAAATCTGTGAGGGTAGCCTGTAAAGTTCCAAGGATAGTCGCAACGCGTACTTTTCGTTTGAGACTAGCGAGCGTATCGGATGGCCTGACCACAACTTCTGACAGATTACAGAATTGGTAGGGTCTGAGGATGATTTCACTACATGGATTAGTTCCAAAATCATAGGTAGCATCTCTTCGCTCGTTGAGTGCAGCTTGCTTTTGACTTGCCACTCTACTAAAGACACCTCGTTCACCAGATCGTGATTCATATAAGCTAGTCCATTCGTTTAGGAACGCCTCAAAGTCAGGCTTCTCTGTGTAACAGGCTGAGTTGTTAGACAGCCCACGTTGAGGGTTATCTACCCACCATTGTCCTGACTTGGCTCGTCTGATTCTATCGTCTGTGAGGTTAGAGAGACTGATGAGAGCACTTCTCCTGACCCCTCCAACGACGACGATTTGAGCAATCTTACAGCAAAGATCGTGGCATTCAAGGGAGCTAAGCTTTCGACCAGCAGATCCTTGAAAGAGTTCAATTGTGAACTTGAATAGATCGACGAGTGGTTCAGGGCCACTTGCACGACCTCCGAAAGTCTTGAGCGTGGAGCCTGCAGGTCGTACTCCGCTAACGTCCCATCGGGGAACTTGACCTGAATACAACAATGATACCAACTCCCTAAACGATTTCGCCCATCCGATCTTCGAATCGTCAACATTAATAACTGTGTCGGTTGCATGGAATGTCTCCGCTACGTCTGGTAGTTTAGCTATGTACTGACGCTCAACGCTGAAGCCTACGCCTGTACCGCACATGAGGACGTACATCATCTCATCGAATGCTTTAGGGTGGTCTATAGGTAGGTAGCTACAGTTAAAACCTGCTACGTTGTCACGCGTCAGTGCTTCTCCTGCTGTCATCAAGGCCCGCATAGAAGGCATGACATCCAGCTTACTGATAGCGTCAAAGATTTCTGTTACTTCAAAGTCGTTGAGGTGTCCTTTGTCTACCCAATAGTTAATGTAACGATTGACTGTTTCTTCCCATGTCTCTCGTCGTTGTTCTTCTGGTAGGTATCGTGCGTAGCGTGACTTGTGTATGTACTGTTGATATGCGTCCATTAAGTTATCCCTAAAGTTTCGTGTACTATTGCGGCCTGTGCTAATCCAAGAAGTAAGTATACACCATCTGGGTATTGCTCTGTAGCGGTGACTTCAAATACTTCTCCGTCTTCGTACATAATAACAACACACTTAACTGGTCTTTCTTCTTCCTCATACTCAGAGCTTCTTATAGCTAGGGCTGCAAGAAACTCAGATGTTTTAATACTTGTGTCTTCTTTCTTTCCAAACTTACCTTCTACTATCTTCACTGTATCTCTCGCTGAATGAGCATCTCAATGTAGTGAATAGCTTTGCGTAAGTCTTCTACTCCGTTCTTGTCCTTCCACCTAGTAATGTATTTGACTGCGTTGGCCTCGCACCAATCCAACTTGTTTGCAAGAATAAAATCAACTGGCTGTATCTCGTACCTGTTGTAATGGTCGCCACCTACCTGACGTTTGATAGCTGTGTCGTTAGGGTGGTATAGCTTGCCGTAGGCTGTCTTGCTGGCTGTGTTCCATTCTTCTGGTGTTGCATCGTTAAGACTCATGCCTTTCCTCCAAATCAAACTTCCAACTGTTAGTGTTTACTTTGTCAGAGAAGCGTTCGACTAGCTCTTCTGATGTTATCTCTAAGGCTTCCATGATTGTTATCTCATCGTACCTTGAAGCAACACGTTCTAGTATCTCATCAAGAGTTAGCACCGTACTTCCTCCGCAGGTAAGACATAGACACAGGCATCTCATCAAACGTGCCGTTGTCTACCTCGTTGAATACCCACAGCCCAGACCATGATCCGTTAGTTTGTGGGTTAAGATACTCCTCGTCATGCTGATAGTAGATACCTGCAAACAAGGATGTCATTCGTTGTCCTGCTGCGTTTCTGTCAAAGGCTATGTCTCTGTCTTGTACGTGTCCCATGACGCATGACATATGTTTCTTTTGGAGCAGTAGCTTTGCATTAGTGACTGGCCTGCCCATGACACCGCTAGTGAAACATTTACAATAAGCAATACCGTCCACAATAACTGGCTGAAGATACGGATATACTTCCCAACCTCTGAGATTAA